GACCTGAATGGTATAAGCATTCTGCTCTCACCCCTGAGCTATTCCACTTTAAGCTTTGTCTTTGGCGATGCACCAAATAAGATGGTGAATTTGAAAGCCTGTTGACGATACGCGGGTTTGATTTTGTATTCCTTGATTACATCTTGAATGATGGACTGCATATGTTCATCTTCAATTTCGTAATCGTTGAACGGAATATGTTTGGAACCTTTCTCGTCAACGTAGGCATTTGCCATAAGTTCGTCAAAATTTCCCGATGGTGTTGAAGCCTTGAAAAGGCGTCGATAACATTCCAACACTGCCAACTCTTCGTTTTTTTTTGGTTGTATACTCATACGACAAAGATACTTTAAAGTTTTGTAACCACCAAATCTTTTCCTTCGTAAATCGGATAAAAAACTGTTTTGTATCCTTTGGTTTCACCAAAAAACTCTGAGGTTCTTTTGACCGCCTCAATACCGTGATTCTGAGTAGGAACACCAATCAAAACAAGTTTCTCGTGACCACCGTAAAAAATATTACGATACCACTTATGAAAAATAGTTTTTGGTTTTAGACGTTCTTGAACAGACTCAATCATATAATCTACATATTCATCTGTATCACTATCCTGTGATGTGTCCAACACACCGTCCGTCATATAGTCAGCAATGCGAAACCGAGATGCTTCATTATTCATAAAATGATTATCTAATGTAATATCTACCTCATTATTAAATTGTTGTTCTTGAACAACACCATCGACCGTATCGACCGGTTCCTCTTCTTCAATATTCCAATATTGTTCAAAAATTTTTGGGTATACTCGTTGGATATACTGCACATTGGTTTCTATTTGTTTTGAATCCAGACTGAAACCTACCAATTTGAAAATTTCATCCCAAGTTTCCAAGGGAATTCGTGCAACAGTGGAATCAATACGTTCATCCAATTCATCATATATTGAAATCATAGATGAGTTCTGTTCACGGGAGGTGAGCTGTATACCAAATTTCCTAGAATTCAATTTATTAAACAAATAAATCAAGATACCTTCTTTAGAATAACGATTAAAATGGTGAATATGTTTTTCCATTGTGGTACACCATTTTGTTCCTGCACCATATTTCATCGACGCTGAGTGAGTCAAGGGTCTAACACAAAACCATTCTTCGTTATCCATAACCACTTGAACCAATTTACGCTCTTCATTTATTGCTTTTTTGGTATATGCAATATTCAGTTGTTGATCAACATCTGATAAATCTTTGTACGTTGAAATGTCAGTATTTTCAATAAGGTTGTCTTCCAACATTCTGTCGAACTCCTGAATTTTGTCAATGTCGATGAATTCGCTCATCATTTGCATAAACAACATTGGTATTCCTTTGTGTTTTGAGGATAGTGAATTAAGAACGGTGTGACTCAAATCATATTTTTCAATATAATCTTGAAACGTATCATCATAATCGCGGTAATCGGTAAATCTTTGTTCCGATGACTTGTGCAACTCTTTTACAATAAGTGGCAAATATTTGTTGGTTTTATTTCCCAACATATACTTGAAAATTGTATAAAGGTTCAACCCCAAAGTATGTGGGTGTTGGTTTAAAAACTCGTTCTTCATACCTTTTAGTTTTGTTGTTCAGTTAAATCAAGTTCAAAATCAGCCAAGTCGCTGTATACGGTGATGGTATAATCATCACCATTAGGTCGGAAAGTATATTCATAGTTTCCCGTCTGTCCGTAAACCTTTTCAATTGCATCCTGCCATTCAGTAAGTTTACGTTTTTGTTGTTCGGACATTTCAAAAATCATCATAGTATTAATAGTTTAAAAAATTAAAATCAATTTGTCAAATCAAAGTCTTCAACATTAAAGAATTTCACAACCCTAATATACAAAATGAAAAACCCCCATACAAGGGGGTTAGGTTCAAATTTTCAACATTGTGTGTTGATTAAGCGGAGAGACAGGGATTCGAACCCTGGGTACCCTCTCGGGTACGACAGTTTAGCAAACTGGTCCTTTCGGCCACTCAGGCACCTCTCCTATTTTTTGTAAAACCAACAAATGAAGGCTTTACGTATTCCATTCTCGACTGGCATTACTCCGTGAACGTGTTTTTCATCGCAATAAAATCCAACAAGTTTCTTTGACTCTGGTGTGTATGACTTATCTAACATTGGGAAGTCAGTTTCACCACCATCAAAGTTGTCATTCAAATATAGTACCGTTGTGTAGATACGATCCTCAACATAGTTTCCGATCCATTCACCATCGTAGTGTTTGTAACCATCTTGTCCTGGCCAACCCAAAAATCGATCTTCCTCGTTCTTTGGCCAAACAGAATCTGCGTGATATGGAAATGCTCTTGTTTGAATTGCGAATCCAACATAGTCCAAACCAAGATCAGTTAAACCGGTCTCAAGTTTTATGGTTCTATATTGTCTGTCTAAAATTTTATTATATATGGGATTTAAAGTATCTAAATCCTCAACTTTTATATTATCCCATACGTAAAATGGTTCCTCAACAATCTTTGAAGAATCCAATCGATAAGTCAGTTCCTCCAATAGTAACAGCCTTTCGTCTTCTGTTATGAAATTCCTTATTTCTGTTACCATTGTTTTACTAACTTTTGCGGAGGCTCAGGGATTCGAACCCCGGTTACCCTTTCAAGTAATTCAGTTTTCAAGACTGACGCATTCGACCGCTCTGCCAAACCTCCTTTATATGAATATATACTATCCCTCGTGTTTTTCAATACCTGAGTTTTTGAATATTAGAATAAGTCCAATCATTACTAAACTAATAGTTACAGTAATATTTAAATATTCGTATGGTTTTACCATTTGTGCTATAAGTTGTAGTAATGCTACCACTACAGTATAAACCACAGTATTTTCAGGAAATAAAGATTTCATTCTCTTGAATAGTGCAGAGTATTGAAATGCTAGTGCGATGGCAACAATAACAGCACCCAAACTGAAAAGTCCGTAATTCTTGTGAAGTAGACCCCACCCTAAAGTAAATCCACCTACATATGCAATTGCGGAAGCTAAAAGGTTTCGTAGAAAGTATGTAGTACCATTGATCGTATCTTTAAAATTAAAGAACTTAAGAATATAGTTCATTGTAAAAAATTTAGTACCCCCGATTGGATTCGAACCAATGACCTACGCATTAGAAGTGCGTTGCTCTATCCAGCTGAGCTACGGGGGCTTTTGTTAACACAAATATATACCAGTTTTTTTATTTAATCAAACCCTATTCGGGTTTTTTTGTGGGATCTAGTACTTGTACGGTATCTTGTACGGTATGATGTCCGGTATCTTGTGCGGTGACCTTTGGTTTGGGTGTGATTACAACTACAGATTTTGGAGTAGTGATCACTTCTTTGGTCTTTGATTCACCAATAACAACAGGTTGTTGTGGTTCAATATAAATTTCTTTTTTTTCAACTTTTGAGTTTCCACCTTCAGTGTCGAGAGAATCAATCAAAATACTTGAACCGATTGTAACCAACAGAAAAGGAATGAGGGTGTATGTTAAACCAACCCAAAAAAACACATCAAATTTATTTCTCATATTCATTCAAGTTTTTAAGTATTGATTTCATAGACACATTGATATTTCCCAAGATTTCTTTTTCAAAAAACTGACGACGTTTTTCAACCTCCACATTAAACTCATTGATAAGTTTATCGTATTTCTTATCTGAAATAAAAATTACATAAGAGTATCTGTGATTAATGATTTGTACGGTACTTGACGACAGGATAATATACATACCAAATTTTTCATTCTTTATGTATTTTTTACCTGATAGTGGAGATATTAACATTGTACTATCCATATCATTCACTAATTTCGAAGTAATACGAATTGCATCATTCTCGTGTTGAGAGGTATTTGTGTCTTTTGGTGTTAGTAGACGATGAACGTAGATATAGTTACGTTGCATTTTTCGACGAAACATATGATACCAGAACATATTAGTTACCAATTTTTTTAACTTCATAAATGTGTTGTGAATCTGAGTTCACCTGAAACAATTTTCGCATTTTTTCAGCTTCCTGATGTGTGTCAAATTCCAGAATCTCATTCTGATCGTCAAACATAATGACTGTGAGATCAGTGTTGTTATATTTTATTTTTTTGGTGATAAAGTACTTCCCCATTTTACAGATTTTTATAAAGTTCTTCTTCCTCTTCTTCAGTTAGTGTATCGTAGATTTCGATTATTTGATCAATGTCCTCTTCTAACACCTCGTCGCGTTCGGAATCATAATCAACTTTTCGTTGTAGTCCTGTTAGTAATTCAATTTTGTGGTAGTCCATAACTAATGTTTTTATTTGACAAAGATAGTAAAAAAATCAATACTACAAAATTAATTCATAAAAAAACTAAACCAATTGAAAGTAAAAATCCAATAAAAGGTTTGATGTAGTTCTTCATTTTATCTACCGTGTAGAATAGTGACGTTAATGGTGAAAGAGACGATTTGATTATTGATATTGATTTCAACAATTCCAAAGTATACACCATCAGGTACGTTACTTCCATCCCAATCGTTGTTGTATTGTAAACTTTGATATACGACCTTACCCCACCTATTCCTAATAGTCAAAGGACGATGTGAATAAAGGGTTAGATTACGAATAACAAATAGGTCATTTATTCCGTCTGAGTTTGGTGTGAATACGTTTGGAATTACAATTGTTGGTGGTTCAGGTTGGACACAGTTAACGTAATTACTTTCACTTGTGTAACCATTGTTCTCGGTTGTCACTTTGATCTCGTAGGTTCCAACTTCCAAAGTATCTGATGTAACACAATAAACAGTATCGGTTAATGGAACATCATTCCATTTCACCCATTGGTTGTTGTATTTCAGAAATACGTTATATAAAGGATTGATCCAACCATCGTATTGATTCCAAATCAGACACAGAGAATCGCACTTACCATTACTTCTCAACCAAATAGATTGAATTGAATCTGATGGTCCAAATATAAAACCACTGTATCTGAAATCAATTTTGTAAGAATAAGATTCACCATCAACATTGGTTGCTGTCAAATCATCGTAGAACGATCTATCCCATTTTGTAACCATTTGACGAAAAACATATTGAGACCCATCCCAACGGTAAACCCCATAACCTTCAAAGTATGTGGTATCAAAACTCGTCGAATCAATACTCCACTGTAACATTGTGTGATTGTCATCCAAAACTGTTACATTTTCAAACTTCCAAATTGGATCATAACAATCATCTACTATGAGAACCAATGTATCAAACTCATCCATCGGGAAACCACATTTATTAGTTAATGTGTTACCATCATTCCCTGTCTTTGAATAAAGGAAATACCTACCATTAACCAACAGTGGTTTGTAAAGGTGAACTGTTATCTTTTGAGTTTCACCATTAACGTCACAGATTGCTGACAATCTTTTTACAGGAATTGGTTGACCAAGTGGGTTGGTAAGTCTAAAGTCACTACCATCCTCAGCAATGGATTCACAATCAAGTTTTACAACAAAGTTTAACTCAACCAAAGAGTCACCACAATTATAATCAACTGCCGGTAACATCGTAACACTATCTAAGTATTGACCAGGATAGTTGTAGTTTAGAATAACACCCTGAGATGCTTGTGGTGAACATATTGGACTAATTGAAATTATCATATCCCTTGATGAAGACCCAACAGGGTACCAATTACCAAACAGCGAATCAAAACGATACTCCGTGATTTTAATACTCATCACGTCTATTTCTTGCTGTGTAGGTAAGAATGATATTGTTCCCGTTTTTGGGTTAAGGTTAAAGAATGTCGAGGTAACAGGTTGTGTAGCACTAAAACCGGGATCAAATGGTATATTGGTTTGTGTAGGATATAAACCTTCACGACAGTTAATCATTTGGTAATGAATACTATCTCCGTTGTACTCAACACTTTTCTGAGCCCAAGAGAATGTCTTATTGACACAAAAAGCCCTTGCGGGTTCTGAAATAAAAATAGGGGATGAGTTATTACCCAAAGTATTATTTAAATCTGCATCAAAGAAAAACCCATCATTTCCAATCGTACCATTGGATGTGAAAATATTTGTTATTCCACCTGGTCTACAACAATCCGACCACCAAAACTTAAAGTTAGAACAAGTACCAGGTAGAACTACAAACCCCCTGTATAAATAAATCTCCAAAGTTCGGGTTCCTGGTGATCCTGGTGTTACACAATCAAACAAGGTTGGAGCCACAAGACCTGACCCTGCTGTTTGATTCATCAAAACACTTTGATTTGGAAAACAAGATGAACTGATAGTAACGTTTGTTGTTGCTGGCATTCCTATACCACTAGCATCACGATAAAGTCTAAGAAGTATTTTGTAGTGATTTGGAATTCCCGTTGAATCCCCAACGTATTTGTATTGAATGTCACCACCAGCATAGTGTGATGCGTGGGTTGTCAGTAGTCCAAATACAACGAATAGAAATGTAAGCAACTTTTTCATAGTTAATCTTCTTTTGTGAATTCTTGTTTTAGTGCTTGATCAAATTCCTCCATATTATTTTTGAATAAATCACTAGTTGGTTTTTCATAATTCATATTATGAATCGAATTGTCTAAAGTTTCTGCGAACTTCAAAGACTCACTAACGACTCTACAGATTTTATAGGGGTCTCCGTTAGATGCAGGACGACGGTCCTCAACATATCCTTTCCATTCTTTTGATGTTGACAATGGAACACGAATCGATGCTCCACGATCGGAAATACCCCAACTAAATTTCTCAATTGATTGGGTTTCGTGTTTTCCTGTCAAACGAAGATTGTTGTCAGAACCGTAATTCTCAATATGAACTTTGTGACGGGACGAGAATGAATTAAAGATACTTGTGAAGTATTCTTTACCTCCTTCTTCTCTCATTTTTTGATTTGAGAAGTTACAATGAAGTCCTGAACCATTCCAATCTCCTGCAACAGGTTTTGGATGTAACTCAATGTTGTAACCAAAATCTTCAGACATTTGTTCAAGAATATATCGACTAATCCATAGGTCATCACCAGCTTTTAACTTACCCTTACTGAACACTTGGTATTCCCATTGACCCATCAACACTTCAGCGTTAATACCTGTAATGTCTATTCCTGCCATAATACAGTTTTCCATATGTTGGTCTACAAATTCTCTTCCACGAACAAGTTGACCTCCCACACCACAATAATACTTACCTTGTGGTTCTGGATATCCGTTGTTAGGGAATCCTATAGGACGACCATCCTTCATAAGAGTATATTCTTGTTCGTAACCAAACCACAAATCTGATTCTTCTTCACCTAAAAGATGACGAGTGTTTGTCTCGTGTGGAGTTCCGTCAGGGTTGTAAACCTCACATAAAACAAAGAAACTTTGAATCATACTCTTGTTCAGAGGGTTAGGATATAGACGAACTGGTTTTAGAATACAATCTGAAAAGTTTCCTTCGGCTTGCATTGTTGATGATCCGTCAAAACTCCATTCAGGGCAATCTTGAAGTGTTGTGCCATACATTTCTTTACCTTTAATTGTATGTCTAGGTTGATCCATTACTTTAACCTTACTACGAAGGTTTGGTTCGGGTGAATATCCATCGAGCCAAATATATTCTAATTTAATTTTCATTTTGATTTAGTTTTTTTTCTTTAATTGTTCTTATTTCATTTTTTATTTCTACCAAAAGGTCTTGAGTAAGTAATATCTTATTTAATATTTCATACTCATCTTTAACTATCGGACATTCAATTAGGTGTATTTGAACAAGTTCGGCAATACTACCTATTTTATCGATGAAGTGTTGATAATCTATTTGTTCTTTACTACTCATCCGTACATTTTTTCAAATCCTGTGATTGGTTTGTCCCACAAGTTAATGGCCACTGCTCTACGTCTTCCTTTACGAATACGACTAACTGCGTGAAGAGCACTTGCGTCAAAAATAACCAATCTGTTAAATTTAGGTTTGATTATTTGTGGGTCTTCTTCAGGGATAATTAAGTATCCCTCAGGAGTAATTTTGGTATTGTCCATACCCTCCCAAATATATAACATACCACCCTCAACTTCATTAATTTCAGGGTCAGGATAATAAATTGTACCAATCATAGGACCGATTAGTTTTTTATTTTCATACCAATATTCCTCATCCCTATCAAAGTGAGGTGCCAAAGACCACTCCATACCGAAACGTTCAGTGACTTCTGAATCCTTGGTGTAATCACCAATCCAATGTTCGAATCCACGGACACGGACAGGTGAGTGGGGAGAATTAGGTCCCCAAATTTGATTTATCAATTCGTGACGGACATTCTGAATCCCATCTTTCCACCATCCGTCATACCACCTGAATCCTTCAGTTCCGAAGTCAACATCGGTTTGCATTTTTTCAAGAAGTTCTTCGTCCTTGATGTAGTTGTCAATTATAATCATAATAAAAAGTGTAATATTTTTTCTTTTATACCGCTTTGTTTGATACCTTGATTGTCACTAGGTGTCAATACAAAGTTAGTAAGACCAGCTTGACCATCCGTACCATTTGAAGCGACAAACCTTGGTTCCAAGAACTCAACACTCATATTCAAATCATCAACGGCAACCCAATTAGTTACCTCAGGATGATTGTCCAACCAATGTTGAATTTCCATACTTCTTTCCAATTCTAAATCTGCTCGGAATCTCAAGGTTGACCATTCTCGTGGAAAAATGTCTTTGAACATATCGGTGGCAGCAATTGGTTTTTTGATAACACCCTGTGATAGATAGTAGTCACCTAATTCTTCAAGAGTAGCGTGAAACCTCCAATCTGAACTCACAACATATTCAGCACCTGTTTGTTCCAAAATCTCGTTTAATACTCCAACAGCTTTTGTATCAAAGTTATCAAATCTGTATTGAGTAGGGATTTCATTCGATGACATAGATAGTTTTCTTCCTCCCCACTTTTTTTGTTTTTTGTGACGAGAACCCCAATTATTACTAAGACAGATCACACCGTCATTGTCAAGGAATAGAACTTTCATAATTTTAGTATGTGCAAATATAGTCATTATTTTTTGCCAAACAAATACAGAGGTGATATATATTAGTCATTTTGTTTGGCATCCAAATGTAACTTAATTAGAGGATTATCAAATAAATAAGTTTGACCTCTTTCCTCACAAATCTGTATATAATTATCCAAGGTCATCATATGACCCTCAATGATTTGGTTATTAATATCTTCAAAAGACCCAAGTTGAATGACAAGATAACTTGTTCGGTCTACTTTAACCCAAGGGTGAATTTTAGTAACTGATTTAAATTTATAATACATCATTGCCAAAAATAATAGCTTATACGAGCATCTTTGTCGTAAACACTTAACATAAATTCTTCCGTTTTCTTGTCTTTATGTATAATAACTACAACATCACGACTTAATTTATGGTTGTATGTAGTTGTACGGATCATAGGGTTTTCATTAGATGTATCAAAAACCCATTCTTTAACTGTGTATGTGATATCACCACTTTGAATTCTACCTGTACCGTTATCAAATAAAGTTATTTCCCAACTTGTTTTCCAAATTTCACGGTCATTATTATCAATAAAATCAAAATTAGATGTTCGCGCATTCCAAATCATATCTGATGTGGACATAAAGTTGGTGATAATCATCCTGTCCACAACAGGTTGAGCAAAGGATAAGGTTCCAATAAGAACCAAAAATAATGTGAGGAGTTTTCTCATAGATTTCAATATTAAGTGGGCCCAGCAGGATTTGAACCTGCAACCAACGGATTATGAGTCCGCTGCGCTAACCGTTGCGCCATAGGCCCTTGTGAAATCAATTATAAGTGAAAAGACTCAATGAATCAAAGCGTCCTCCAAAGATTTTTTCAAAGCCACAGAAAATTCCGTTCTTTCAAAAGGAAGATTTTCGTCTTGTAGTTGTAGTAGTGTGGATGTTGCGGTTGTTTTGTTGGTGCCCTCACCATAGTACTCTTTTCCATCGATTATCACTTTTGTTTTTACGATGGTTTTCTTTTGTTTAAATTCGAAAGGACCTACTTGTACACCAGTTGTGGGTGCCTCAATAGATAAAACGGTCACCTCTACAGGACGACCATCTGAACAAAGTTGATATTTCTCTGAGAGAATTTCTTCTGTCATCTGACGTACACCAAATTCAAATCTTTTTTGGTCTACACCATCTAATTGTGATAGTGATAATACTGCGGATACAAAATAACAAATAATTTGATTCATAATTAGGGATATGTTAAGGTTGATTGATTGGTGAAACCAGGTGATAATAAATAGAAGTTAGTTACCCCTCCCGACGTAGGTGTAAAAGTATAGGTTCCAACCAACCCTGGTATTGTTGGTCTTAAGTTTGTAGTACCCTGTAAACTTGTCCATTGACTTGATGTAAATAATAAAGTTTGATTTGACCAAGGTTGTGACCCATTAATGATGTTGGATAAGTATTTGATGTCTGAAACAGTTATTTTATTATCCGAATTCAAATCATACAAATGATAATGAAAAGATTTAACTGATGTTCTATTCAATACAATGTCATCGACACCTACAAAATCTTTTGTTGATAAAGTACTATTCGTTGTTGGTACTGTTATTTCGATGTAATATTCTTTCGAGGGGTCTGTTGGTAAAGAAAAAGAATAATTACCTGTAGAAGTTGTTGTTGATGTTGACACAACAGACCAAGGTGTTGTAGAGACAATATAGTCAAATTCAATCACATAAGGTAAAGATATGTTAGGTAAGTCGTTCCATTTTCCGTTAGTAACAAATTGAGCATAGTCTTCATTTCCTGAGTTGTTTGGTTCACCACCATTCCAATTTGTATAAACTACAGTTTCTCCCGTTACCCATTTCCATTGACCTTCTACGACTTCATCGGTAAAACCAATCCAACCTGAAGGCCAAGTATTAAAAACAAAATTGTTTTCGGCTGCGGATCCGAATGTTACCAAGTGCCCACCCATATTGATACAAGCTTGTTTTGCAGATGTCCAAGTTGCCGAACTAGTTGATCTGTAATATGAGTGTCCATTGTAGTTTGTTTGTTGAGTGAATCCAACAATATTTGGAGTGGTTCTCTGATAAAGATTAATAACTACGCCTGATACTCCAATACCATTTGCGTCAAATATTTTACCAGAGTGTGTAAATGTTTGTCCAAACAGGATCAAAGGAAAAAAATTTATTAAAGTCAAAATCTTTTTCATAATAACATTTTTGCACCTGTAGCGATTTGGTAGTTCAAGATATTACTGTTTAATTGATAAGTACCCGCAAAACTAATACTCCACTTGAATTTATCAGTAACTTTGAAATCTGTATTTATTAAAGGTATGAAAAGAATACCACTCTTATACCATTGTCCATCATAATAGAAAATATAAGGAGAATAAACACCAAGTAACATAATATTTGCCCCAAAACTTTTACCTCCTTTAAAATTTGTAAATCCACCACCAATAATTGACCAGTTTCCAAAATTACCTTTACCCATCTGACCGAAAGTATAATTCGTACCAGCCATTAATGTAACTTTAGATGCTTTTTGAGAAGCAAGAATTGATGTGGTATTAAACCAATCACGTCTAAAATTATACATAGAAGAGTTTGATCCTATTAACATATAATGTTTTTTCTTATAAGACCCATAAAGTGTTAAGTTTAAAATACTGACACCCGTTTGGTAGTTAACATTTACGCCTTTAATGATTGTCTGTTTTGTGTTAACGTGAGTTAATGATGAATTAATTTTTACATTATCATTACCTGATTTCGTAATAAGACTATCGTTCCTAATTATAACTAAATCGGCAGCTCCGATAAGGGCGCCTCTACTTATTCTTTCAGAGTTACTTTTTTTTCCTCCACCACCGCTTGATTCTGTTGACCCACCAGATGCTGAGGTTGAATTCATTTCACCTAAAGCACCGCCTTGTTCAGATTGTGAACCACCAGAGACATTTTGTCCTTGAGATTGTCCTTTGGAACCACCTTGAGTTGGTTGGTTAGTACTTCCACTTGTTTGACCACCATTACCACCACCAGTACTTCCTGACCCACCTGAGTTACTTCCTCCTGAATTTCCTGATCCACCTGAGTTACTTCCTCCTGAATTTCCTGATCCACCTGAATTACTTCCTCCTGACCCACCTGAGTTATTAGTGTTGTTATTACTATTCGAGTTGTTATTATCTGAGTCTGAGTTGGTTGATGTTGTTGAACTTACGCCACCTGCAGTTGAAGCTGCACCTGTCATCGAACTACCCAAAGAAGCTGCCATAGAAACTATGTTGGTAATGTTAGTTATATTACCTGTCATACTATTGGCTAATATATTATTGAAGTTGTTGGTAACAGGACCAGCATTACCTGCACAAGGATTTGATCCTGATGGTGCTAGTGCATTTATATTAGCAACCCAAGTGTCATATGATCCTTGTTGTAATTCGGTAAAAGTAAAAGTTCTGTATTGTCCACCATAAAACATAGTTACGGTTCCTGAGGCTGAAGAAAGTTGGATTGTATTTGGTATTCCCGTGCAAGGGTCTACATAAGTATAAGAATAGGTTTGCCCGAAAACGGACAAACCTATTCCAAAAATGAAAAATAAAAATAATATCAGTTTTTTACCAACCATTTTTTTCCATTCTACCGATTAAGTTAAAAGTTGCTTTTTCAAGTGCTCTTTGAGTTGCAATACCTACGGTTGATTGGTCAAATGACATATTTGGATTTTTGAAGAAACCTTCACCTACTTGTGTTGAAGTCCCTTGTCCTGATGCCACTATATATTGTGAATTGTCTACGTTAACCAATCTGATTTGAATACCCACGATGGTTGTATTAGTTTTAACTAACTTACCCTTATCATAAGTTTCACCATAAGTTGTTGAGAAGTCATAGATTTCAGCGTAAACAATGAACTTAGGTAGCAAAATACCTTCGGTTTTGATTTTGGTTGTACCATCACCCATACCTTCAATATCTTTTTCCCACGTGTTCAACATTTGATTTACAATTGCATCTTTTTCTTCTGCATACATAAATCTTCCTGTGGTTTCAAAGTTTTCGATGATTCTGTTAGATACACCTAAACCAACTCTTTTGTCACGAAGTTCAGGGAACATATCCCATAACTCTTTGTTGACATTAAGACTTGCTAATTGAACTACTTTCTTTTCTCCTGTGTAAGGTGGAAGAGTTTCTAATGCCTCTGCCTTTTCGAATGAAGCTTCATATTGTTGAGTTGCAATAGAACTTTTACAACTTGTAGCTAAACTACCTAAAACAACTAACGAACCAATAATAGCAATGATACCACCCCACCCCAAAGTGTATTCCATAATCTTATCCATATTATTTCGAGGATTCATCTTGTTTTGCCTTTTCAGCCTTTAGTCTCTTCATTCTTTCCGTCGGAGTTTCTACTTTCTCTTCTACCGGTGCCGCCTGAGCAGGTGCAGGTTGAGATGAAGGTACTTCTCTAACAGTTTCCTTGATAACTGTAGTTGACCCACCCGCAGAATTCGCAGAATTGTTCTGAGATGAATTGTCAACATTTAGGATTATTGGTTGAGCTGCTTGTTGTTGAACAGGTGCAGCCTCCTCTCCACCGCTGAAGATTGTTGTACCTACCCAAGCACCTCCGGCAGTTACTACGGTAGCCAAGGTACCGATAATGGTCTTTTTTAAACCAGACCAAGTTCCGTCATTTTCTTGTTCGTCTGACATAACTTATTTTTTTTTATTTGTTTATTTCCCTTGTTAAGGCTGACTTGAGGTCTCAATTTGAGACCTCAAGATTTAGTTTTAAAACTTAAGAACTTTCACAAACTTTTCTTTTGAGTTCGTGTTAAGTTTCAAGATGTATGTTCCTTTGTCCAAGAAAGATAGGTCCATATACGTGGTGTATATTTCTCCTTCTTGAACTTCTTGAGTTTCATACTTCATAAGTCTTCCATCTATCGCAAACAATTGTGCGGTAAAAGGAGTGTCTTCCCAAGTATAAAAATCAATTAACAGGTATCCGTCAGTTACAGGATTAGGGTAAACCAAAAATGATTTTATCGTCTCTTCCATTAACGGATCCGTCTGTGTTTTACCAACATAAAGAATTGTCCCGTCTGTTGGTGTTGGTTTGATATTTAAATCTTCAGCCTTTTCAGATCCTGCACCTTTATTGAATACTCTGATGTTTTCTTTGTCCCAGTCTTGAGTCAATGCTCTGAACTTGAAAGTGATAACATCCTGATTTGTTTCGATAAGTGCTGGTGCCATTTGGTTTTCGTGTCCACCCCAAATTACTCTGTTTGAATCAACTTTAACAAAACTGTTCCATTGTCCAACAACGTCAGAAGTTTGAACACCTAAGAATTCAAAAATGTCGGAATTGAATTCAAGACCAATTTGTGCTGCTCCAATTTTGTTACCGTGTGTGTAAATCGTAACAGGTACATCAAACTCTAATGATTGAGTTGGGGTAATTCTTGGAACTCTAAACTCGACACTATCTTCGATGGTTCTGTATAGAACACCTTGATCCAATACCCAATCTGAAGGTTGACCAGAGTTGACCTTAGCTGCGATTAAAACCATTTGGTTGTTCACACCTGTGTTGGTTGCATCACCTAAAACAAAAGCTCTATATTCTGTTGAATCCAAACTATTAATCACCTGTTCTACTGAATATGTTCCGTCAATAGATGTTTGATGCGATGTTGGATTGTTAAGAATTGTTGTGTATTCAGATGGTGTCAAAAGTTTTACGTTATTTTCACCTGCCACAAGTGAAGACCATACGTTTAACAAATTAGCAATTCTATTGAATACTAAAAATCCGTCAGATACTGTTACTGAATTTGATAAGTTAACATCACCCTGTTGGAATCCGTACGTTTCCAATGTGTCAGCTAAGATTGTGTGTGACAAGATCTTGTACGCATCTGTTACGTTAATAGCACCACCGTCAGACATACTACTTGATGATGTAATAAGTTTCACATTATAGTAGTTCGTATCATAGGGGATTGTGATGGTAGCTAAACCTGTACTGTCAGTTGTGAACGTTAGATTAGATGCTGTGTAAGACGATGCGTTCTTTTTCTTGAACGAATACGTTGCACTAACACCTTCAGCACCAATCTGACTTCCAACATTCCAAACCCGAAGGTTGTAATTGAAGTATGGTTGAATAAAGGTACCACCGTAACTAAACATTCCTAAAGATACGTCCACACCTCCATTTGTGGTTGCCAAGTTTGTGTAAACTGGTGTACCGTTAAGAGTGATTGGACCTACAGTTGCAGGATCGTAGGTTGGTTTATGGGGTAGAACAATCTTGAAGATTGCACCATTTGGTAAATTGAAAGTATTCAATGTACCGGTGTAAACTGCAGTTGCGTTAACCCAATTTGATGAAGAATAGAAAGAGCCATACTTTGAAGATACAGATGTCATTGTTGGTCCCCACTTCACAATCGGAGTTAGAAAGTTTACGTTGTCATAGAAGAAACGTACTTGTAAACCCTGAATTGTTTGTGCGGTTGAATTGTGGTAGTGTAGATAAATTGTTGTAGTATCATCCACTCCCGTTCCCAACGTAAACACTGTATCAACAAGAAAATATGGACTTGAGTTGTTTGGTGAAACCAACACTTCGTTCATTCCGTTTTGTGCATATACAGAACTCCCGAATGTCAGCATCGCCAGAGCGATAAAAAATTGTTTCATTCCCTTGTGTTTATTGTTTATGTTTGTTTTGACAATAAATACAAAAAAAAAAGATAAATTACTCTTGGTGGTAGACTTTTATGAGGTAATTTGTGATAAAGTCAACAGTGTTACCGTTGACGGGCAATCTTACAAATGGTATTTCTTTTTGTGTTAGCAAATCAATAATTTTGTTATCGATTTCAATGGAACCCTCAGAGTCTTGAAAACGACCTTCTTTTTGGAAGTCACTTGACGGTCGACGTAGAAAGAAGTTCATATTGTTGTATTTCTTGAACAGGTTCAATACAAACTCATCAAAATTTTCATCATATAAACTTGCCGGATATTCATTGGAATAGTTGTCACGATAAATCGGGGATAATAGAATTGGTGAATCCAAGATTATAAAATCTACTTTACCGTATGCCCTTACAATTCCTCTATGTTGGTTAGCTAAAATAAAAAGTTGATCTGAAATCTGTGAAAGATTTTGTTCCCAAAAAACTTCCTTTGGAAATTCATACGGGATATCAACTGAATAGTGTTTCTTTTTTAATTCGTAGAAAATCCCTGAGGCTATAGTGGACTTCCCACAACCTGGTCCCCCGAACAGGTTGATTATTTTTGTTTTTTTCACAAAGACGTAAAAAATATAATACCACCAACCAAACTGATTAGTATTAGAATTACCATATATTCTGCTAATTTTTGTTTTGTGTCGGGAGACATATTTTAAATTTTTTTGAGCCTCTTGTCGGACTCGAACCAACGACCATCTGATTACAAATCAGAAGCTCTACCAACTGAGCTAAAGAGGCGGATTTATTTATATATTTTTAATTTAAATTTTTTGAACCACCTGTCAATTGTTGTTCCAAACTTTTTTTACATTCCTGTTTGTCACAGGTATAAAAAAACCCTTCCCTCACTTCATCGTGAAGTTTATGAGTTGCGGGAGAACCACAAATAATACAATTTGGTTTTACTGTATCCATTTTAAAAATTTTGTAGGGAAGACAGGACTCGAACCTGCGACCTCCTGGTCCCAAACCAGGAGCGCTACCAACTGCGCTACTTCCCTATTTAATAACAAACTTACAAAAGGATTTATTAAAAGACAAGTCTGTTTATAAATTCTGCTCTCCCTCCTGGGCTCGAACCAGGGACCCTTTGATTAACAGTCAAATGCTCTAACCAACTGAGCTAAGGGAGAATTAATTTATTTTGTGTAGAAGGCAGGAATCGAACCTATCACGTCACGTCCCAATAAATGGGATTGCTCTACCACTGAGCTACTTCTACTTTGGACCTCCACAAATGGTGATCGAATATCTTTTACCTTTTGTTACTTCCTTCACTATGTGAAAATCCATAGATTTGTAGATAATTGCAGATCCTTTTTTTTGTGGTGTTGAATTATCAGAAACCAATAGTTCACCACCTTCGTATTCGCTTTTGTCAGAAAGTTGTACACTTATGATTAAATCACGGTGAGTATTATCATCAGATAAATGATCAAAATGTCTAACGTGGTGACCACCTAATGGGTATTCGTGTACTGCAAATTTGTCATAAAATTTGAACCCTTCTTCATATAAACAATTGAAAACTTCGGAAGATTTTTGTTCTAAGAATTCAAATTTATTTGTGGGTATACCCCAAACATTGCAAATTCTAAACTTGGTACTAATAGGTGTTATTTTCGGATCTTCACGACCCCAAGTAATTTTTTGAGGACCCCATTCTAAAGTATCCCAATGATTTCTAATCATATCTACTTCGTCTATACTTAAAAAGTTTTCGACAACATAGAATGATTCTAACTTTCGTATTTTATCACATTTAAACATATGAGCGAAAAACCGGATTCGAACCGGCGACCCTAACCTTGGCAAGGTTATGCTCTACCAACTGAGCTACTTTCGCAATTTGAGCGGAAGACGAGATTCGAACTCGCGACCATCAGCTTGGAAGGCTGATGCTCTACCAACTGAGCTACTTCCGCAAAAACCCCAACATCCTTGAAGCGTCCTCCAAGGAGAGGATGGGGGTGTGATTATAGCTTATGCCTTGGGTTATTCACTTGTATCACTATAAGACCTCAGCAAAGTGAGCAGATCTTACGGGATGCCTCGAGGTACTGTTTGTCTTAATCATAAGTATCAGGGTTGTCCAAGTATCTACTCCATTTTTTAAATTCTGAACGAACAACTTTTCTGACATAATTAATTTGTTATTAAAAAGAGGTAGACCCGGGCCCAGCAAGCCGCTCACGCAGAGACGGAAGGGCCCTTTTTAAGGTCTACTTTGTAGCGGGGGAAGGATTCGAACCTCCGACCTCAAGGTTATGAGCCTCGCAAGCTACCTCTGCTCTACCCCGCAATTTTGTAGCCCGACGGGGAATCGAACCCCGCTTTTATCCGTGAAAGGGATATGTCCTAAACCGATAGACGACCGGGCCATTTGACACTACAAATATATAAAATAATTTTATTCTACACAATACCTCATCAAACTTTTTGCTTGATCTAAGTATTCAGGAAAATTTACTTCAATTTCTTTTAACAATCGGAAAGTTTTCATAAGTCTTTGAGGATCGTTACTATAAAACTCTTCTTTCTCAAACCAAATGTGATCGATCCCATATCTTGGTGGAATAAAATCACGGATGTTCTTTTCCCAATTGAAACAATCGTAATAAACATCCATCACACTTTTCTTGGTATACCCCAAGTCATCAACGAGTTGACCCAACACCTTTTGTTCACAATAGATTGTCCAACTGTGTGAAGGATAATTAAAGAACTTCGTATAGTCTTTGGTAACAAACTTATTTGTGATCTCCATTAGTGGTTCCAAGACATCAAGTCTGTTAAACTGAACCAAACAGGTATTGATAGCTGGTGATTCGATTGATTGATAATTGAATACATCACGAAACAATTCCAATTCGTAAAAGTTGGGATAAGTGTTCTCGTGAAGATCAATCTCATAGTGTGAAAATACAATATCTTCTTTGTGATCCTGAATTGATTTTGTCAGATAAAGATCAGCATCTATTGAACAGAATGGATCTTTCTGAATGCTGTGGATAAACATCTTAGGATAGGTCCAGAAGATGTCCTGATTTATATCCTCAGGTATTTGTTTTAGTGATGTGTAATCGATTGAATCCCAAAACCAAGAGATGTCAAGTTCATCGATTACCAATCTGAAACTATCATCACAATATAAATTGATATCACCATTATACTTCCGCCAGGTAAGAGAGGACAACATAAGTTGAAGTAACTCAAAGTAATAAAACTTCTTGTACCTTCCGTTAGTTGAATATATTGTGTGAATACCTCTCATAAAAAAAAAAGTGAGTTCCTTGACGGTTTATGATTTACCCTTTAAGTAAATCGGGTGATTTTGAATCTAATTTATCAATCTCCGTGTGTAAGATGGAGATCTCTTTGGAAATTTTATTTTCCATTTTGTCAAACCTTGAATCCATTTGACGAAAGATTTCGTCAATTTGACTCTGATTATTGTTACTAAGGTTATCTACATAACCTATGTTTTTGTATTCCTTCTCATCGATGATTCGATGAAGATCTGAAATGTTTTGTTGGAAACCCAATAATTGAACTTCCAACTCTTTTACTGATTTTCTCATCTGAACCATAACCACACCCATCATAACATAGACGACCGTAATTATACCCCAAACGAAACCTAATAATTGTTCCATAATTTTAATTTAATATTAAGATGTCAAAGAACTCACTTGTGGGGGTAGATGGACTCGAACCACCGAACCATTTAAGGAGCTGAGTTACAGTCAGCCGCAATTGCCACTATGCGATACCCCCCTGTTTATTATACTGTCATCATATACAGTCCCCAAGAAAAAGCTGCGGACTCCTTGGACGTTTTTGCCCGATGGCAATTTTCAGGGTTAACCCGAAGTTTCCAATGTGTAGGGTTTTTTGACTCATACTCTTTACGCTCACTATTCACCTTAGCAATTGCCTCACGTTTTGTTTTAGCCCAAACACTGTTTCCACCTGACGTAGGACGGAACTCATTTGAATCAGGACTTGCCGTCAACCAAGAGAACAGGTACTCATTTTCTCCATTAATGTTTTTGTATGCCATTTTTTTTCCGTTTTAACTCTACAAATATAGTGAATCTTTTTCACCTAAAAAAATAAAAAAAGGTTGGTAGTGACCGACTGTATCAGGAATCCCGCTTTTCCAACTTACGTATCACGCTTCACACACCATTAGAGAGCTACTTAGTGTGTACCTTTGCGACTCTGCTCTCCCAGAATGTCGGCCTACGCCTTACTACTACCAACCCGGCTGTCCCCCTCAAACACCTACCACAAAAACCCGGAGGGACAGAAAAAGTGTCGGGGTAGGAATCCCACCTACAATCGAGGACATCTATAAATAGACCTCTATATCCTCCACCCCCCGAAAGGAGGTGTGCCTTTTTCAATTCAGCCACCCGACAAACTTAAGTGGTAAGAGTGGGGATCGAACCACACGACACACGGATCTTCACTTCCGCTGCTCTACCTTGGGAGTATCATATGAGTACTCCTCCTGAGCTATCTTACCCTTTGATGAGACAAAGATAAGGAGGTTTTTTCAATCCTCCAAATCTTTTTTTAGTTGATTTCAACTACTTCCAATTCAAAGTTGAGATCTTGACCAGCAAGGGGGTGATTAAAATCCAAAGTGATACCACCTTCTTGAACGTCTTTAATCACTGCTTTGAGTGGCATCCCCATTTGGTTCTGACCAACTACTTGTGCCCCTAACACGAATTCAAAATCTTCAGGGAAGTTCTCACGTCCTATCATCTGAAGAGCTTGATCATCATATTCACCGTATGCTTCAGCTGCGGGGATATTGATCGTCTTCTTTTCTCCTTGGGACATTCCAACAACACCATCATCAAAACCTTTGATCAATTGACCTGATCCGACTTGGAACTCGATAGGTTCGCCTCGTTTATAAGAGTTATCGAACTCAGTGCCGTCATTCAAAGTTCCGATATAGTGAACTTTAAGAGAATTTCCATTTTCTACCTTCATAAATTTAATTTGTTTTTAAATAAGTTGAAATCAACTTGTGGACCAGGTGGGACTCGAACCCACGACTTTTACCTTGCAAGGGTAACACTCTAGCCAACTGAGTTACAGGCCCATTTACTACTCGAATAGTTTTTCTAAATCCAATTTTTTTATTTCTTTCGAGTAAATAATTTTGATTTTTGGAACAGATTTTATCTTGAAACTCAAATTCGGGTCTTTATCTGCATAAAATTTACCCTTAATTTCCACCCAATAATCAAATTCAGACAAAAAAAAGTCTGGATAATATTTGTGTTTTTTTTGGTCCACACCAACATAATCGAAAAAAAACTCACCATTATTTTTAATCCACTTTATATTGTGTTTGTCACACAGGATTGCAAATTCCTTTTCCGAGTTAGAGTCCATTTTATGTCCCTTGTAGTAAGATGAATATTTTTTTGTTGAATTCTCCCTTAACCCACCGGAACTTTTAATCCAACATTCTTTGTGGTATTTATTATTTCTTCTTCTATACGAGATAATTTCACTACCACATTTAACACAAATAGTTATTGTGGGGTTTTTTACTCGTTTCTTACCAATTTCAATATTTGCATTTTTAACTTTCTTTGATTTTTTTGCTGAGAGTGATTTTTTTAATTTATCCTCTTCATTCCAAGTTCTACTATTTCGACAAGTTAATGAACAATAATTAATTAAACCCTTCGAAGGTTCAAATTTTTTCTTACATCTTTTACATTCCATATTAATAAATATCAACTCGAACCCTAAAAGACATATTTTTTGCGGTCTATCACGGATTCGAACCGAGGCTACCTCATAGACAGTGAGGCGTGTTCACCACTACACTAATAGACCAAAAATTAATGATAAGAAATAGTTTCGAAGAAAGCTATTATCATTTTTTTCAAAAACAATTTAATTTTTCCCATATTAATAAGTATCAGAGGTGGGAATCGAACCCACACACCGAAGTACACGAGTTTGAGTCGTGCGCGTCTACCTATTCCGCCACTCTGACAAAACACTCGTCTTTCCGAGCTGTCAATACTTTACACAATAGCTTTTTGTGTCAATCACTGGGGTATCAGTTTTGTAGTCAGGACAGGATTCGAACCTGTATAACTTTTACAATTAAAAGTTTAAACTTTCAGGCCTTACTACCTTAAGGCAGCAACCTATATGATTATTTTTCCCTCACATACTTTGGGTGCGTCTACCAAAGCTACTCATTGACCCCACAACGGATTCGAACCGTATCTATTGCTCCGACTGCGCGGGGTTGAAGTAGCTATTCCGCCACCTGACTAATATTGAAGCAAAGGATTTTCACCTCCGAACATCTTTTACCGACACGTCTATCGATCAGATTGAAACGCGTATTGCGACACTTCAATATAACGAAGATGAAACAAGCTCCTTCCACGCTCACCGTGGTTTTAGATTTTACTGACGGTTGGTTCCCCGTCACCTGTTATGAGTGCACCATAGAGCAGGGTCCA